TCGTATTTGACAGGTGTGCCGCCATTAACGGCAATCGCGAGGTCGCCGAATTGGGAAAACCGCCAAACCGATGCGGTGAGGCTCCCTAGAACGCTATTCCAATTCGTCCCGTCATAGCGGTAGATGTCTGTTGCCGTCCCCGCGATCATAGAGGAAACGCCATCGGACGATACATAGGATGCCCCGTTGATGAGACCCGCCAGCGTAGCCGCAAATGTCACGGGCGATTTTACTGGCCGATAGCCGTTCGCGGCCGGAAGCACATTATAGGCTCGCGACTGACTGAGCGGCTTGTCTGGCTCCAACGGTCCGAAGGGAAAGCGCTTCAGCACGGCGCTCCCCGAACCTGGCGGGCCACTGTCGGGGCGAGTGGGCCGCCCCAAGCGTCCTTACGCGATGCCGCCTGCAATTCCGCTATCGCGTCATCCAGATAGGATTTGCATGTGCCGATGGCATCAGGGTCGCGAATATAGGTGGCGGCCTGATGAAGAGCACCCCAGACATAGATGTCCGGATGCTCGTCCAGCAGCCAGTTGGTGGGCTGGAAGCTGCCAAGGGGAGGGATGCGGCGCCAATAGACCGCCTGCACCGTCAAGGGCGCATCGGCGGTCGGGGCAGGCGAAAAGCGGAGCGTCCGACCTTCGATGGAATAGGCCTGCGCGAACCCGGAATAAGCCAAATCTGGAAGCTGGCGGCTCGGCACCTCAGAAAGGGGGCGGTTCGGCTGTCCGGCGGGGTAGAGGCGGCGCATTTTCCGGAAATCATCGGGCAGCGCATATTCTTCGCCCGTTATCGCCCATATCCCCGGCGTTTCCTGCATGACCGTCCGTAGCAGGCGATTCAGCCGCGCCTCCAGCAGCGCCACGAACTCAGGGATGCGGGCGTTCAGGTCGTCGCGATCGAGCCAGTTACCCACCATGGCGACCAGATCGTCATAGTTGCCGATGGTGCCGGGGATGATGACGTCAAGCGAAATGCCCATATCAAGCCACCACCGGTAAACTGCCGCGAGCGCCAAACAGCGCTACTGGATTGGTGATATCGATCCTCCCTGCCGCCCTGTAGCCAGCGGCATAGGCAATGGCGGCATCTATGAGGGCATCATATTGCAGGAGCGGGTCAGCTGGAGGCGAATTGCCGTCCCATGAGCCTCCGGCCGCCGTCAGTCCATGGCAGAATAGATCAACGATGACGCCATAAACTGCCGCACGATCAATGAGGCGCTTTATTTGCGTCAGTGTCAGGCCACCGATGTTGACACGGCCCTGCCCGATCAGCTTGTAGCCAAGATTATATTCGTTGGGATGGCCGTTCCACGCAATGCCGGTAGACGCCATCTTGAACCCTGCGGCGATCAGGGCGGCATCTGTGAAAGCGTTGTTCGATGACAGGGGATAGGCGAAATAATCCAGCGCGTTCCCAAGCCCAGCGGCAGCAAAGGCTGCACGGGAAATGGCAACATCGGTGGTCAACTGGGTTGCGCCGGCCGCTACATAATCCTTGTGATCCGGCCCTTGGCTTAAAATTGGCCAGCCAGCATCGCAAAGCTGCTTAACGCTCGCCCAGTTAACCCCAAACCCAACAATCTTGTTGCTGTCTCCGGCTGCATAGCAGGTGATGCCATATTTCTGAGCAAGGGGCAGAGCGATGGCCGGAAGCGAGGTGTCCTCGTAGCGATCAAATCCGAACATAACGGCGCCGCGAGCGGGGGTGTTGGCAAAGGCAAACACCTTGTCCACATTGATTGTGCAGGCGTCATTGGTCGTAGTGCTGGCGCTTACCCGGACCTCGTTGATGGTCTCGGTCATCAGCATGCCGCCAAACGCCGACCAAGTCCCGCCATTGGGATCGATTGTGCCGTCCGCTCCTGTGCGCACGGTCATACGGTTCCAGTCGCCATTGTAGAACTGGCTGGGGTATGGGAATGAAAATTCAACTCTTTTCGTTGCGAAATTGTCAGAGGAAAAACTGAGGACAATGCTTCCGGCCACAAAGCTTGGAAGGACATCTAGCCCCACCAGAAGATAATCGGAAAGTTTGAAGCTCCCCGGAATGGTCGTATTCTTCGCACCATTGAACGTGGCGCTAGTAGGGTTCTTGGTCAGTATCGCGCCCGTTGTGCGGCCAGATGGGTGCGCCTTGGTGTAGGCAACGCCATTTTGCACAGTTGTGCTGGACGCGTTGGACCATCCACTATTGCCAGCAATCTGGAACGGCGCGGCAGCAGCAGGAAGGGCTGGTATAGGCGCGAACCCCGATGCCCAGGCGGTGACGGCCATCAGCTTAGGCTCGAATAGACGCCCGTGTCGGACGTCGCGTTGGGGTTGTAGAGGCGAACCTGGGCATTGGCGCCGAAGCGGATTTCGCCTGCGAAGGTGCCGGATGCCGAAAGCGTTGCCACGTCGCGCCATGTCACTCCGTCTGCGCCAAGAGACTGGAGTTTGATCGATGTTCCGGTGAACTGAGCATCCCAGACATAGTTGCCACGCTGCACGCCAGTGATGGGCGTAGTACCGGATGTAGCGGCGACAGTCTGGTTACTGGCAAGAGTGTAGCTTGCTCCGCCACTGGCGTTCCCGGCAGCGTCTTCAAGGGAAACTACCAACGCCCCTTTCGAGTTCAACCGTGGCTGTGCTTGCGCTCGGTCTGCGAGGGTTGGAGGTGCCGCCTGATATTGCCCGTAATCCATACAGTCCTCACATGATGAAATGATTGACCCGGAGATATCGATACTCCGGGTCGTTCAGGAGCCGCTTGACACCATCGATGTGCGTCGGATCCCAGGCGTTGACACCATGCTTGGTGAGCCATTCGTACATGACGCCAACAGGGATATGGGCGGCGTGCCACATGTCTGAGCGCTTATCGAACCCATCCGCCTGAGAGGCCTTGTTGCGGTCAAGAATGACATTCTGGGCAGCGCGGTCCTGATCATAAGCGATCTGGATTTGGTCGCCGTCCGCCTCGTAGTTCATCCACTTGCGCAGGCCGGTTTCGGCGCAATGGTCGATAAGATCCCAGCGTTCAGACACGCTTCACCTGCTCCCGATCGATGAGGAACTTCGCCAGGTTGGCATCGACCTCGACAGTGTCGCCCTTGGCAAGCTCATCATCGTTGATGACTTCCTTGTCGCGAGTGACGGCGTGCGTGCTACCAAGAGCCACATTGTGCGTAATGCACTGGACCTTGACGGGCTTGTCGGCTGGAACGGTCATGATCTTCTCCTGATGGAGAGGGGCGAGCCGAGGCCCGCCCCTCAGTTCATTACTGCTGGATATCGCAGACGGCGCCAGACGCGGCCTCGTTGAGCGAACGCATGGTGACTTCCATGTACCAGGCCTTGCGCGTGGCGAGGCCGGTAACCGCGAGTTCACGCGGCTGGAGCGGGTCCAGATAGGCCAGTTCCCAATAATCCGGATCGATCACCAGCGCATCGCGGCCCGTGGAGAAGCGGCTCGGCACGAACTGCACCTCACCAACATCCGACACATAGAAGTCGGCACCGGCAACGATGGTCAGCCGCTTGTTGCCTGCTTCCCGGCGCTGGGTTGCCAGACCGGCGAAGGTGGCCGCCGTCTGCTTCAGGCCGATGCTGGTCACGACCAGCTTGGGATTGCCGCCCGCCGCCCATGCGCTCGCAAGGACACCCTTCAACTGCGCTTCAGTATAGGTCCGCAGCGTGCCGTTGGTCATGGCCGCACTGGGATATCCGGAAGCACCGCCCGAATAGGTCGGATCGGCGCCGCCAGCGCCACGGCTGTCGTTGGTCTTGATCCACGCCAGCATGCCGGCCATTTCGCCAGGCACGGAAGACGTAGGCGGAACGGCGGGTGATTTGGAGCAGATGCGGGTTTCGAGGTCGGTCTGAATTTCCTTCAGGGCCTTCATCGATTCTCGCGCCAATTCCGAGCGGCGCCCAGCCGCGTCCGACGCCTCCATGGTCGTGGACGAGCTGATGACCTTGGTCATGATCTGCGTATAGTTGCCAACGCGAACGGTGTTCGGACGGCTCTCGTTCGACAGATCGTCGCCCTGCACAGCCTTGTTGTCACCGTTGGCGGCCTTCAGACCATCGGTCTGCCATTCGGTGTAAACCTGCTTTGCCTTGGGGCCGGTGCCGATGGCGCGCTTTACCGGCGCATCATCAGGGAACAGTTCACCGATGCGGTCGGACAGGTCTTCGCGGACGCCGACGCGCCCAACTGCCTGGATGGTATTGCTTGGAACAGCCATGATAAGTTTCCATCTATGGGAGGGCCAGCGTCATCTCGACGGGGGGATTCCTCAGGTTCAGATACCCAGGAATGCTGCTGCGGCGTCGGCGTCCTTGGGGTTGGCCTTGAGGCGGTCCCATGCCTGCTGACTACGGGCGGCATTCGCTTGTTGCTTGCTTGGCTTGACGCCGGGACGTGCCATCTTCGGCAAGTCCTTGGCAGCGCGTACCGTCTCCATTTTCTTCGCCATGAGAGCGCGGTATTTCTCCGCGTCAGCCTTCCATTCGGCGGCCTTTTTCAGGGCGATGATGTCAGTTGACGATGCTTCCGCCATCAACTCGTCGGGATATCCGAGTTCCGCGCCTACCGCCTTCAAGGTTTCCTTGAGTGCTGGGCCACTGGATGGGTCGAACCATTCCGGGAGTTGTTGCTGCAACCGCTGGGCATCCGAAGCGCGTTCGGCTTGCTGCGACTGTTCCCGCGCAGATTGTGCGGCGGCCTGTGCCTGAGCGATCTGCTGGTGCAACTGCTGCTGCTGGTCAGTGGATCGCTGGTATGCCGCCATCTGGCGTTGATAGATAATTACATCATCCTGATTCCCGCTGTAAAGCAATCTTTCATCGGGCGGCTGCGGGGTCATCATCTGCGCATAGGCAGTGAGCTTCTGTGCATGGTCCTCATGCATCTTCACGATGATGTCGCGGGCCTCGTTAGCGACCTGGTTGCGGGTGTTCGCCGCCTCAATCGACTTCTGCTGCACGAACTTGTCGCGCTCGGCTTCGCGCCGCGCAACGATGGCCTGTGCAGCCGGGGTAAGTTCGCCCCACGCCTCCTTGTCTTCCTTCGACCAGCTATGGGGTGCCTCTACCGCAGGCGGGGCATCATCCTCGCCCTCTTCGCCTTCCTCGCCGGGTTCGGCACCGTCTTCCGACGCCTCTCCCTCTTCCTCGCCCAAAAGCTCATCTTCACTGATAAGATCCTGCTCTTCGCCTTCCTCGCCCTCTTCGCCAAGCATGGCATCCAGTTCCGGACCAAGGACGCTCTCCAGCGTGCTTTCATCGACCATCGTTCTTCACTCCACTACAGCCAGCGGCGCTTTGCTTCCGGCATGTTTGCAATCTCATCAGCGCGGCGCTTCTCCTGCGCCGCGATTCCCCCGTCCGCGATGGCGGCGCGCAGATGTCCTTCCACGGTGTTGATCACTCGTTGGGCGACGGAGAGCTTGATGATCTTGTCCGGCTTGTGCGGTTCATCGATGGCGGCCTTCATCTGCGCGGCCATATATTCTGACCGCAACCCCTCTATGATCGGGGCAACAACCTCCATCGCTGCCGTTGCATCGTGGGCGCGCTTCATGCGTTCTGCTGGTGTCATCACCATTCCTCGTTGCGGCCAAAGCCAATAGGGTTGGGAGCGCGCCAGATTGGATCTCCATGGGCATCGAGAATGCCGGTGTCGGTTTCCTCATGGTCGGCGACACTGACGCTAGGCAGGAGAGGGGCCTCATCGTCCCAGAACTCGTCCTGCACGCGCTCCAGGGATCGGGGGCGGATGAAATAGCGGCTCATTTGTCCAAATCTCCACCCGGCCGCTTACTCGGCAGCGTTTCGTCATCCGGTACAGCCTCAGCCTTCTTCCGCGCCATCTCCTGATCGAAGGCGAACCGCCGTTCGGCCATATCCTCTTCGAACTGCTGCTGGCGCAGGGCCAATGACGCCTCGAATGAAGCCTTTTGCTGGGCCAGATCCTGCTCCAGTCCCGATTTCTCCCGCTTGGCCGCCAGTTCATATTCATTGCGCTGGGCTGCAAGGGCTGCGTCATGCTCCTGCTGGCGCGCCTTTAGTTCGTTATCGAACGCCGCCTGTTGGGCCTGCTGCTGCACCTTCTGCGCCTCGATCATGGACTTGGCCTGAACCTCCATCATCTTCGGGTCGGGCTGTTCCTCGGCAGGGGGGAGGCTATCCGGATCGGTGATAAGCTCGCGAACATTGCCCATGTTGCCAGCCTCGACCAGTGAACGGACGATGTTGTAGACATTCGTGTCGTTGAACACCCGCGATCCGCCTGCAATCGCCTCCTGCGCTATACCGAGCAGCATCATGAACCGCTGGATCATCTCGTCCTTGTCGCCTGTTCCCAAGCCGACCTTGACGCGGATATTCATGTCTTCCGGCCATTTACGCGGGTCCACCTGTCGCTCTTCGCCGTCAATGACGACCGTGAACGGCTTTCCGAACTGACGCATCAGCCGGTATTTCTTGAGCATGAGGCGGGCGAAGGCTTCCGCGAAATTCCGGGTGATAAGACGAGCAATCTTCTTCCCCGCCTGCTGCATCAGCTTCGTGCCGGTCGCCGTCTTGTTCAGCGAATCCGGGTTGGTCATGCCCTGATTGAGGCGGGTGACGCCGCTGCGGCTCTCCTTCTCGCCGGCCAGCATTTCCATGAGCGTGATGCCAGATCCGATATCGAAGGAACTAGTGCTGATCTCAGGCTTGATGCTGCCGATCCAGCGTACCACGCCACCGGGGCGATTGCTGGTCAACAGATCGTCAATGGTCGTGTCCCCTTGCGAGGATTCATTTAGCCAGACACGCGGGTTGTTCTGGAAATAGAAGCCGTCCATCGTCTGCCGCAGCGCTACAGACCGCGTGCGCTGGATATCCATCACCTTATCCGCCAGCGAGTGGCCTGTGATCCGTCCAGGCATGGGGAATGGGCACCAGACGACGCCGGGCTGCTCATCAACCTCTTCCACGTCGAGAACGGTCTTGCCCACGCGATGGATTTTCAGCAATTCGGCAATGCCGTCGCCGTTCAGGTCGTACCGCGCATATTCTTCCAGGAACCAGACAGCCCTGTTGGCCCCGGTGCGATAGTCCACGACATTCTCATTCTGACCATCGTCGCGGACGGATGAGAGCGCAGTCAGGGATTCATTGCCATCATCCCACAGATCAGACGCATCGTAACCCATGGCGGCGATCTCGCTCAGGGTCTTGCGCATCTTGAACACGTTGTAGATGCATCCGGTATCCAGATCGCGGGCGTCGGATGCTACGCCAAATTCCTCGTTCGGCGTCACATAGTCGCGAAACTTTGGCGCCTGAGGCTCAAGCCAGGCAACGCCCCATTGCTGCCCCTCATCGTCCATCTGCGCAGAGGCGATGAACTGCACGCCCTGCTCTGCCATTGCGGACATTTCCTCAACCGACAACACGGCCTCACGGCGTTTTGGCGGTTGAGGCTCAACACAGACCTTCGCAACGCTAGACTTCTCCAGAAGCCCAGACTTGATCCAGTCCTGGAGAATGCGGAAACCGTCCTGACCATCGTGAAACTCACGCCCAACAGCATGAGTAGCTTCCTCCGCAACACCCTTGTCGGGGTGCGTGAACTCCACCACCTTGTCGCCGCTGACCATGATGTCCAGCAGTTCGGCAACGGTATCGTCCACCACTTCTGCAACATCGCGGGTGACAAGCTGGGACCGGCCATCGACCTCATCACCGAATGGTTCGCCATTATAGAAATCGAGTGCGACCTCGCGCTCTTCCTGCAATGTCCCGTCTTCTGCCCGCCGCTCTTCTTCCATGAGGAAGTTGACCAGCGTGTCCATGTCAGGGCCATCGCTCTCGAAAGCCAGAGTGATGTCGGGCGCGCCGGGCATCAGGCAATTCCTCTGTTGTTGTAGCTGATGGGACGAGCGGATTTTGGCTCGCGATAGGAAACGGCGGTCAGGCCGAAAGCGTCCGATCCGTGCGAAGACCAGTCATGATTAGGCCCAAGGCCGATACCGCGCTCTTCGTCCCGCTTCTCATGATACCAGCCGATGGCATCCAACCCGCCTGCGCACCTGTCTGCGTCGAACCACATTTGGGGGAAAAGCCGCCGCGCCGCTTCCACGCGCTGCATCGCTGCCCCTGCGCCCTGATTGGGAACGACCTCGACCTGAAAACCTGCTTGATGCAGCGCGCCCTCATAGGTAGTCTGGAACACCTTCTCATGCGCAGCGCCGTCATGTGGCAGGATGCACAGGGCATTTTCATAGCCGCTTGATCGAAGCCACTGAATATGTGTGGCGAGCGGCTGTCCGACTGCTTCGTAATAGTCGAGGAAACGGATTTCCTTGCCGATGAACTGGACGATCCAGATCGCGGTAGCGTCGGCCTTCGCGCCCGTGCCACCAATGTCCCAAACCGCCCGAAGCGTCATCAGCGGGTCGGCGGCAATGCGGCAGACGCGATTGTCATTACGGGCCTGCGTCAAATGCTTGGCGTAATAGGCACCCTCAATGACCGTGAGATATTCACCCTCCCAGATATGCCCATACTGGTCCGGGCGCTCGGCCTGATCCTTCAGGCGAACGCGGTTCAGGATATCGGGGAACCAAGGATTATCACGCCAATTCATTTCCACGATCTTGGTGCGCGGGTCATTGTCGTTGGCATGGCGGAAGCGCTGGTTCGTCGCGCTGTTCTTGCGCTCCGGGTTCCACGTCAGCCAGAGTTCGCTATCTTCCTCGCGAAGTGTAGGGATCAGCTTTACCCATGCCTCTTCCGTCACCGGCTCCGCTTCATCGATCCAGGCAAGCAGGATGCGAAACTTCGACTTGATGCTGTTGAGATTCCGCGACAGGCCGACGAACGAATAATTGACGCGCCCGGATTTGGTGCGGATGTAGGTTTCGCCTATATCGAAATGCGGGAGCAGCCATTCCGTTTCGCGGATTGCCGCCTTGATCTCTTCCAGCGATGAATCCGCGAGGCTGTTCATGAACTGGCGAGCGCACAGGATAATACCCTGCCGCCCTTCCATGTCCCACTTGTAGGCGCGCACCGCCGTCATCAGGGCAAATGAGCGTGTCTTGGCTGATCCACGACCGCCATGGGAACCGCGCACATCTGCCTCGCCTTCGAAGACGGGAACGAGCTTTGCTGGGAGTTTGATCTGCGCAGCGCTCATTCCGGCGACACCCCGACCAGTTCGATGCGCGTAACCTTGATCGGGCCACCATCGTCGCCCGTGACTTGCATCGGCAGCACCTTGCCGAGCAGCGGGAGGAACGATTGCGGATTGGCTGTTGCCTGGGTCGTCAGATAGCCTACAAGGCCGGCCTTGCCGCCCGCCTTTGTCGCGGCCTGGAGAATGGCGTCCTTCAAAAGCGCGGTCGTCTTGTTCGGGACGCCTTTCTTGCGCCCTTTCCCTGCATTTGTCAGGTTTTCAGGTTTGCCCTGCAACCTTCCTGTATTTTGCTGGCCCGCCATGGACCAAACCAACTACAGGAGAAACGGTCCCCTGTGCATATGACATAATTCAGGCCCTCGCCCCCTGGAGAACGCGGAACACCGTCCGAAGCGGCACATGCAGTTCCCGCGCAATCCGTGACTTGTTCACATGCTGCCCAGCCATTCGCATTGCGAGGGCGCGGGCCTCGATCTTGGGCGCGACTGAGCGCGGGCGACCTCTCATATTCTATCCTCCCTCATGCTCATGGTGTTCATTGGTGGGGTGTCCGGGCAGGCAGGACGCGGCGAACATCAGCTAAGGAGACGGCGGCTGTGCATCGCGCGCCGGCAGGGCAATAGCGGGATGCGTTCTCAGCTGTAGTGCGGCATTCCCCGATCGCTTCCGCCCAATCGTTGTAATGGGTCACATTTGGCCCCCGTGCTCGGACAAGGCACTGGTCGTTGACATAGGCAAAGACTGCCGGGTCATTCGGCTGTTCAAACCAACGCAGTCGGCCATCATCACATGCCGCCAACGCGAGAAGCCCTATCAATACAAACCGCTTCATCCTCCAACTCCTTCATCTGCGGCGAACATTGCGCCACCAGTATTCAGCGGCGGCCAAAGGGACCCCCAATTCACCCGCCCGCTTCTCGGCCTGCTCCCATGTGCGGTCAGAAGCGAGGAGCCAGCAGATGAACCGCGTGGGTCCGCTGTCAGGATGCTCGCCCTCATTGGGCTTTGTGTCGAGGAGGGGTAGCATGTCATGCTGCCTGCCTTTCCGCCTGCGATAGAGCCTCCACCTTAGCGATCCGCTCCCCGATCCAGCGCATCACCGGCACAGCCATGCTATTCCCGAGCATCTTGTAGCGCGGGCCATCGGCCATCATGCGACCGCGATAAGGCACAAGTGTAAAATCATCTTGGTAGCCGAAACAGCGCTCCACCTCGCGCGGCGTCATCTTGCGAACGCCAGAGGCACTACCGAGGAACACATGCGAGCCTCCTCCTCCGTTCGTCCGGATTGACGGCACCAGGCCATCGCCCGCCGCCTCTGGAACTGCACCACCTTCCCGCCCGCGTATCGAGAACGCGATCACCGGAGGATGACTGGTCCGCGCCAGTGGGTGCATGGGATCGCCAGGCTTAGGATTGCTGAAGTTCTTACCCGATGTGATCTGCGTGGGATCGAACACGACTAGGCTGTCATAGTCGCCGGGGTTGGCCCGGCTCCAATCGTGAGAGGTCGCGCCAAATGTTCCGGCAACTTGCGACCCCTTCGGGCGCTGCGGCGGAGTATTTGCTTGCAAGCCGTGGCGCTCAATGAGAACCGCAGCAGGTGGTCGCCAGTCTCCAAGATATCCGACAACGAACACGCGGCGGCGGCGCTGTGGAACTCCGAAGTGCTGAGCGTCGAGAACCCGGTAGGCGAACCCATACCCGAGTTCTGCCATCCCTCCGAGGATGGCTCCAAAGTCCCGTCCTCCATTTGACGACAGGACACCGGGGACGTTCTCCCATACCAGCCATCGGGGCCGTGCGCGATCAGCAAGGCGGAGATATTCGAGGGCCAGGTTGCCACGGTCGTCAGCCAGTCCGCCTCTAAGGCCGGCGATACTGAACGATTGGCAGGGGGTGCCTCCGACAAGAAGGTCAACTGGTCCATATTCGGTCCCTTTGATTTCGGTGAAGTCGCCACGCACGGGGACATCGGGATAATGATGGGTCAGCACGGCGCGGGGGGCGTTCTCGATCTCGGCATAGCAGAGCGCCTGCCAGCCTAGCGGCTTCCATGCTGCCGTTGGTGCACTGATGCCGCTGCACACATCGATGTAGCGCACCTTCGCCTTTCCGATGGTAACGGGGGTGGTCATGCGCCGAACCTCCGATATTCAGAAATAGGGACGAGCTTGAGGCTGTCCGCGTTGGCGTCGTAAATCCAGCGGATGCCCTTATCGACCGGCTCCATCGCAAGGCGGGCGTTGTAGGAC